ACTCATCATGGATGAAAGTGAATCTAATTTGAAACAATTCAGCAGTCGCAAAACAATGAAGATGATTCGCGATTGTGTCAATATATTCGAACAATTATTAAGCACAAGTAGCAGAGTAATGTGTGCAGATGCATTTATAACACAGCGGACAATTGATTGCATTAAAAATTTTATTCCCCCGCATCAAATCCATATTATTGAAAATACTTTTATTCCAGATCCTCGTGAGGCTATTGAAATAGAAGATTTTATTAATTTTAAATTAAAAATTCTCGATTCTCTTGATAAGGGGAAGAAAGTTGTAAGTGTATTTGCTTCATCGACCAAAGCCCAAGAATTCTTTCATGAGATGGTAAATTATTATACCAATAAGGGAGAGACAATGCCCAAACATAAATTCTATTATGCGCAACAATGCGATAATTCAAATAATTTGAAAAATATTGAAGAAGAATGGTCAAATATTCAATTACTTCTTTATACACCACTGATCACAGTAGGAGTTAATTTTGATCCTGCTATCATTCATTTTGATGAGATATTTATTTATGGATCAGCCATGTCATGCACAGTGCGGGATATATTCCAGAGTTCAATGCGAGTTCGTAAGTTAAATAATAATAAACTCTATTACAATATCAATAAAGAACATGTTGAATATAAGCCTGATACATTATGGGGGACAAAATTAGCTATTATGAATCGTGAGACACATATTGATATATTTGATTTGATGAATTATACCGCGCCACAGGATGAGAATGAATGTCCAAACTGGCTGTATACAAATAATGTATTCAATGAATTTGAGGAGAATTTCCATCGTATGAATTATAAGGCGGTATTTTCAGTCTTTTTAGAAAAATGTGGATATACGACACGCAATGAATTAATAAATGGCGAAATATTAGAAGCCGATAATGAGGATTTGCAACTGTATGAAATATTAGGTGATAATATAGCTGAACCATATGCCAATATAATAAATATTACAAAAGAGAGAAGCAAAATTATAAAACAGAGCATAGAAAGAAAGATGGCAACACGTAATGAAAAAATTCAATATGAAAAATATAAATTTATTCGTTCATTTAAATATGAAACAGATCAAGAAATATTAGAACAAATATGGAATGAATTCTATAATGTGTCGCAGGTTGATAAACAATATTTATTTAATATAAGAGATGAGAAGCGTCGCACACCTGTAGAGATTCGCGAGCGTGAACAATATAAAAAGCTTGCACAATTACATGCAATTCAGTTAGAGAAAATATTAAATATCAATAAAGTATTAGGATTAGAGCATTCACAAGATGTAGATACAGTGATACCACATGCGAAAATAGCGGAAATAAGTGAAATCATTATGCCACAGTTAGAAGAACTTAATGATATATTTGGATTCCGCGATTATAAAAAGACGGGAGAATCTGGAGAATCAGATATAAGAACAACAGTAATATTTTTAAGAAAAATATATAGAGTTTGGTCAGGATGTGATCTAAGAATAGTAGAAGAAACAAAGAACAAGAAAATAACGATAAATGGCAAACAAGTAAGAGTGCCATCGTATGAATTGAATCATGAATTTCCATTTTTTGAACACATATTAGATCGTAATGAACGATGGGAAATGATGGATAGCGATGCCATCCAAGAGTGCCTGACCCCCCCTGATATTGATGGAATGGATGTTGGAGGTTTAAATTAGTCACGAACCACGCGTTCTCGTATAATATGTAATCTGGGGGTTCGTGACTTATTCTAAACTATTAAGATAATAAATATATTTTAATAGTTGTAAAAATAATAAATTAATCATCTTCCGCTTCATCCATATTTTTTTTAGATTTGAACATAAGATACTTCACATTTTTAATCTGAACACTCCAACTTGATTTCATCTTAGGATTATATAAGCTGAAATAACGGAGCTGATCATCCACCTGGCGAAGAATGCCGCCAATGCGGAACTGATTCAGTGGTGTTGTTATATACTTAATAAATGTCCCTTTAGGTATGTTTGCAATAAATGCGGGCGATTCTTTTGTTAGATCGCGAATTTGGAACCCTGACTTATGAGCTCGTTCCAGTATACTTTGAGTGGTTTCTGTCATGTTGATTTTATCCATCTCACTCATTTCCTTCTTCATGAATCCCTGTTTGAGGTATTTTGATGCAGGTATCTCAATATTCAGCTTTGCTTCAAAAGGCTTTACCTTCTTTGGACGACCACGTATTTTTTTAGGAGCATTAGGATCAGGTAGCGGTTTCGTCCGCGGACGTCCTCGTTTCTTTATGACTTGTTCTTCGATCGTCTGAACGATTGGAGCTTCTTCCTGAATAATTTGTTCTATGATTTTTTTGGGTCTGCCTCTTTTAGGCTTTTCTTTTACAATTTCTAATTTAATATTTTCCATTTTTTCCATATATGCTAATAAATAATAATATATATTAATTAAATATTATTATTTTAAAAAATAAATTTATTTATTTTATTCTTTTAATTTTCCTATAATCATTTTAATAGATCCATCACCTATGTCAATTGTGCGGAATGATTTCTCAATAAAGTCCTCAGGTTCGCGAATGCGGTATCTGCGATAGTTATCAGTAAGATGCTGGCGCTTAATAGGGGCAAAATGATGCTTCTTTAGCCATTTCATCGCCGCCGGCGAAGAGTGTTTCTCTTTGTCGAATAATATTGCTTGGATGTTCAGCGAAGTTTTGCTTCGCCCAATGTCAACTTTGTTGCCGTTCATTTTTATTTGGGATATATATATAATTAAATGCAGAAAATATAATAACCCCAATTATCTATTCTTTTAGAAATATAATAATAGAATTTTTTAATATTGTAGAGAGGGCGGATCTTATTTTCATTAGTAATTTTATTATCTACCTGACGCGGAATAGTAATATTAAAATTGACTTGTCGTTTCATTTGTAAAATGATTTTTGTTTTAAAATATTATTATATGTATTTTTAACGAGATTATTATTTTGAATGGAATTTTTAATTGTAGAATAATTTTTACCTAATTCAAATAAGGCGAAAGACGATGCTGGAATTAAAATAGTATCACTAATGATTTTTGCGATTTTATAAGACATCAACGATTTTTTTTATATTGCAATATAATATATTAAAATATTATTTTTAAAAATGAACAGAGAAAATATTCCAACAAGAAGAACTTTGATTGTTCCCCCGCCATTAATGAATACATTCGAACTTTATAAAATAGATCCAACTCCTCCAATAAGAAGAATGAGAAATATTCCGGTATTTAAAGAATTTTTATCTCATAATCCTCTCCCCTATTATATAGGTAATCCAGAAATATCGGGACGTGGGTTCTGGGATGATTTTAAAACCGGTTTCGTCGAAGGCTTTGATACCACGATGAAATTAGGAAGCCATATATTACCCTTAATTGGTTTAGGGAAAAAGAAACGAGGCGGTAAAAAAAAAATAATGAAAGAAGAGAGCGAAGAAAGCGCAAGTGAGGTTGAAGAAGAAGCGCATGAACTCGAGCATGTCAAGCACGAGGAACGTGAGAACAAGCATTTGGATAAAATAGAGAAAATTGCGAAAGATATGAAGAAAGCAAACAAGAAAGTTCTCCGCGGCGAAATGGTTCGTGATCTAATGCGTAATAAAGGCATGAAATTAGGGCAAGCCTCGCGTTATATCAAAGAGCATAATTTAATATGATTTGTAAATAATAGAAATAAAAAATAAAAAAATATCTTCATTAATTATATATGATTTTATAATTAATAAAAAAATGGATTCAGGTAAAGTATTTCGAAGATTATATAAGAAAAAATTAGCAGAATATATTCAGCAAAAAGAAGCCAAAGGTGAACAGGAGACACATAGTGAAAGTGTTGCATCATCAAAGGAGATGGAGAAAGTAGTTCAACGTTCACCTTATAAATTAGATTTAAATTTCTCGCGATATGATAAAGGAATATTAACACCATTGCTACCGATTGAACTAAATGTAGTTCTATCAATAGAAGAGCGAAAGAAATTAGCAAACATAGGGAAAGCATTGTCAAATGTATTAAAATTACAGAGTTCGCAGGCTATTGTAGATAGATTGAATAATTTATTGAAACGAATGGTAAATGAAACATATTCGATTGATTACGCAAAAGCATTATTAGATATGATCAAAATTATAATGAATAAGATTAATGTATTGATAAGTGATAAAGATGTTAGAAAGGGTCTTCCATCAATAAAAAATGTATTCAATCAAATTATCGAATTATTAGAGGAAAGAATACAAGAAAGAATACCAGCAGAAGAAGGAGTTCCGGCATTAGAAGATGTAAGTCGGGAAATAAATATAAATTTTGAAGAAGGGAAAGAATCATCAAGTATAGCTCCAGGTAAAAAAAAGAAGAAAGAAGAATCACAAGTAGCACCTGGGGCAAGATCTATTCCTGCATTAAAATTTCCTGAAATAGAAGGTAAAGTAAAGAATGCCAAAGAAAAAGTAAAAGCTGATTTAATAAGAATATATGAAGAAATATATCCCAAATTACCAACTACTGAAACAAAGAATTCATTATATAAAATAGCGAATAATTTTGCAAAAGAGATAAACAAATATTCTCGCACCAAAAAAATAGAAGATGATTTTAAAATAGTAATTGATGCTATTGCAGATCTAACAAGTATGTTATCTTCTTCGTCATCTGCTCCGGCCGCTGTAGAAGAAGGCGAGGAAATAGAACAATCAAATCCATTTGAAGGTCTTGAAGAATCGGGTGAAGGTTATGGTCATAAACGAAAGAATAAATATGGAACTTACCGAGGAATAGTAGGTTGTGGAATGCAGAGACATCCAGTAGTAGGTTGTGGAATGCAGAGACATCCAGTAGTAGGTTGTGGAATGCAGAGACATCCAGCAGTAGCATTGGCAAAATCTAATTCGCCAGTTGGATTACCACCTTATAATGCCCCACAATCTTTTTCAATTCCTAAATTTTTAAATATTGGAGTTGTCCCAAATGAAAAGGGTAATTTTGGTTATTTAGTAGCTTAATAAAAAAAATAGAAAAAAATATATTTATACTTATTATAAAATAATAAATATTTAATAATAAAGAATGATAGATTTAAAAGATTTTCCGAAAGATTTACAAGACAAGATTGAAAAAATATTATTGTCCAATGAAGACCATTTATTTTACGGAAGTATTAATGACCCTCATATCATTTTTCGAGGTGATATCGATATTATGCAAATAGTGAAACGGAAAGATAGTCGCAAATCCATTCTTGCAGAAATAAAAGATCTCTTTCGCGCCATCCTGAAGATTCGCGATGGTTCCTATTATTTAGGAGAAGTGAAAATGGGGGAGAATGTTGTCGTGCGTGATGAAGTTGATCGACTATTAAAAAATAAATCCAAAATAAACAAGAAACAAATAGCGGAATTCCTCGAACGTATGAAGGGCGATGGACATGATGTAAGCAAGATACAGAAGGTTCTAAAAATGCGGCTAACGGATGAAGTCTATTATAATCTCGTGGATGAAATGCGGTCATTGTATGTATATCGTTGGACAGGGCGTGATATTATTGATGGAAAGGCAGATTTCACATTGGAACAAGATGATCTTATATGTAAATTTGATGTTCAACTATTTATGGGTCGCTATTTCGAAACGAGCAATTATATTCAGTTTCCAGACCTTGTTAAAAAAGAAGACGAAAAAGATGAAGAATTTTTACGTTCGCTGCGCCTCAATATTGTGAAACAATATTACAGCGATCGCAATTATTATAAGACAGCGAAACGATTGTTAACCTATTACAAACAGAAAGGAGATGAGAAAATGATGCAGGATATATATGAGCTTATTAACAATCCAATTTTAGGAAATTTATATATTATGAAGACAGGTCTTTCTGTTCTTAAAACAATAATAGAAAATAATAAAGGAAAAATAAAAAAAGATCTAATTCGCCTATCTTTACAGAGCCTCAAAATGAATACAATATTTTTGGACGATGAAGAACGGGATTTATTCAATAAAAAAATTGATAAAATATATAATACACTTTCTCTAAAAAATATCGAGGGACTTCTTACTGAGGTAAATGATTATTTACAAGCGGAGACATTAAAATGGGGTGAAGAAATAGGCTTTAATATGCCAAAAATAGTGAAATCTTTTGTTGAAAAATAACAAAATGTGTGTTTGTTGTGAAAAAAATCTATGGTAATTATATAATTAAATATTTTTTTGAATAAATGTATAGTTTGACTTATAAGAAAGGTAAAGAAGGAGAAAATATTCCCGTTGTAAAGGATGGATCTCGGACTTTATATATAACAGATGGAACTACTGAACAAGAGGATGATGAGCGCAATTTTTTAAAGACTCTTGATTGGGATAAAATATTTCGCGATTTTGATATATCTGCTAATAATGTGCGGGAAAGGTCGAAAGTATCTTCTAATATTATGAAACATATAATAAAAAGAATCCCTCCTATTCAAGAGGATTTAGCTCGTGTTTATAATTTTATAGTTGAAGAAATGCGAAATGGAAATATCAAGAAACAAATATTGAGTGATAATACATTGGAGGTATTACCATCACCAACAGATGATCAAGCATCTCGCGTAATCAGGCTCATGGGAATGAGTGGATCTGGCAAAAGCCATTGGGCTGGGATGTATGCTCGACATTATCGGGAGATTTTTCCGAATCGGGACATCTATTTGTTCTCATTTATCAATGAACCAGACCCTGTGTTCGAAGGACTCAATGTCATTAAAGTCCCTTTAACACGTCAACTAATGGAAGAAGATCCAGAACCTGAGCTTGCTCAATTCAAGGACAGTTTAATTATATGGGACGATGCCGAGGCTTCTGTGGATAAAGTATTACTGAAATATCTTGATGCATTAAAAAATCGTATACTCTGTATGGGGAGAAAATTGCATATAGGGCTCTGTGAGGCCACACATTTAACTTGTAATCACTCCGCGAGTCGTGTCTCACTATATGAGTCGGGGGCTTACGTGATATTCCCAGCCGGAAGCTCAAGAAGAAATCTTTTATATTTGCTCCAGAACTACACAAATTTATCACCTGAAAAAATATCACATATATTATCCATACGTGGATCAAGGTGGATATACATTAAAAAATCTGTTCCCTCTATGATTGTGACCGAACACTCAGTAGAATTAATTTAAGAATATATATAGGAATATTTTATTCATATTTATTATAATAAAAAAATAATTATAATAAATCTTAAAATGGCAGATATTGGTGACATGAATTATGCAATGACGAACTTTGATATCAAAGATATATACCCCCGATTACCAGTTATTAAATATCCCGAATTGGCGAACTATAGCGACATTCGTCATCTAACAAATAATCCCTATAATGCTGCGATCATATTAGTAGTTCATACAACACGGGGTGCGAATGGATCCGGTGTCGCCGGGCATTGGATATTAGTATTCATGGATAAACAGAATAATGATATTTATTGTTTCGATTCATATGGAAAATACCCGGACAATCACATTGTAGAACTTGGGCATGATCGCTGCGAATTCAACGAAAATGAATTACATCTATCCCGCATGCTGATGAATGATAATAGCATAAGAAAAATAACATATAACAATAACAAATACCAAGGAGATGGGTATGATGTCTCAACTTGTGGGAAATGGGCATGCTGGCGTCTAATGATGTATCTTGCGGGAATGTTAGACGAGCGCCAGTTTAAGAGACTTGTGAATGAAGTGAAGAAGAAGCGGAAATTGCGAAATTATGATGAAGTAGTAAATTTAATTTTTAAATAAAAGCGAAAAAATAAAATAAAAAAAATATTAAGATATTATATATGATTCCATTTATTTTATAATTTTCCAAATGAGCAATTATCGATACTATTCTTTTTCCTATAGCAATTCCTCAGAGAATCCTCAACCCGTTATTTTCGACATTTCTAAAAATATTCCACTTTTAAACAATTGCACGAAATATCAATTCAGTATCATCAAACTAAGTGTGGGGGCCCGTGACCTTCCGAGATGTTTCAATTACATTCTCCCATTCGGCCCATCAAATAACGGATATAACAGCGATCCTAATCAGGGAAATCCCAATAAATCTGTATATGGGGTATCATTATTTGATACCATAACATCAACCGAAATATTTGTTAATTTAATCCACGTCCCCGAAGGAATATTTTCACAAAATCCTCAAGCCCTCACATCCTCGGCACCATTCCAAAATTTAACCGGCAATGTTCAATATTACTCCATAAATTCGATATTTGGATTTTTGAACCAAATCAATACGGCGTATCAAACCGCAACAACTCAAATGATCGCAGCAGTTCCAGCACTTGCTGGATTAACTGCTCCAGTTATTAGCCTAAATCCTCAAACTGGCTTATTATCAGTTGTAGCACCTAAAGCATTTTTTGGTGCAGGTGGTAGAGTTAATGCAGGCATAAACAGTAAATTAAGAAGTATTATAAAGAATTTCAATTTCTATTCTTTTTTTGGAAGATTGTTTAATTTCCAATTTGTGGATGATGCGGGAACAACTACAACCGCACAGCAGGAAGTTGTTAATTTGGATGCTTTTACCCTTATTAAGTCTATAGTATTGACCAGCAACGCCTTCAATATAACGCCATATTTTGTTGATAATCCGCCTTTACCTGGTCAAACTCAAGGAGAACAAGCCAATAATTTATCACAGTCCGCCGTCAGTTCTATTATTGCAAGCTTCGATTTAGTAGACAACCCTCAAGGATCCAACCTAAGAACAATCGTTGCATATCAGCCAACTGCCGAATATCGCCGTAGTAGTTTCCTTAGTGATGATCCGCTTCGCCGTATTCAATTTACACTCTACTATAATGACAATTTAGGCAATTATATTCCATATTATATCAATCCTAATGAGAATATTTCTTTCTTAATTATGTTTGAACGTTTAGATGAAGATTAAAAATTTAGAATAAAAAATCTAAAATTATAAAATGAAAAATATATTTTTCAAATTAAATTATTTTGAAAAATAATTATTTTATTTCTTGTAAAAATATTTTCTATGGAATATAATATATATCAATTATTAATTTCTAAAAAATGACAACTCTTGTTGACGTCCCCCGTGAACTCTTACACAACGCTCATCCCAAGGTCATCCGCGCCTCGCCTGATTTAGTCAGCATCCAAAGATACTCGCCTATCAGTATCTCCAGTAATACCCTCGGATTTGTTTGGCAGTCACCGAGTTTCTCCTCACTTTTATGTGAGAAGCTTTTACTCTCGTTCCAATCGATACGTCTCAACCTGAACTTCACCGGTCAAATTGCTGCAGGTGCAACAGTTGCTTTTAGCACATTAGGAAGTATCAGTTTGCGAAGCTTTCCTATAGAGAGGCTGGTAAACACGCTACAAGTCGTTCTCGGTTCATCCAGTATAAATTTTGCCCAGAGTGATACAGCGGAGGCTACTATTTTCGCCTCGTATGATAACAATGATTATGTCTCGAATGCTGGTTCGTTCGAATACCCACCCAGCGAGGTCGGAGGCCATATGGGTGCCGTAATTACTTCTAACCCAGCTCAAGCCCCCAATACACCTAACCCCGCTAATCTCCTCTGTGCCCAGACATCGAGCTCGACTGGCTCGTATATTCTCTCGGGCACTCCAGGCACTCCTGCCAAAGGTTCATCCCTCTATATTGAAGGCGTATATTGCGCCCATCCTCAGTGGAATGGAAATGGTTGGTTTAATAACACCGCCGCCACCATTGATATTTCGACCTTCCCTGTTCAGGTTCAGGTCTCAATTGCCGGCTTCTTAAAGGCTAATATTTTCGAGTGGGCTGTCAAGGAAGCTCCTCAGTGCCTTACAAATTTATCGCAATTGCAATTGCAGATGATTTTAAATAATCCTCAAACCATGCTCCAGTATCTCGAGCCTGTCTTCTTCGATGCTATTGCCCGAGCTCAGCCAACTGCAACCCAAGTTCGTCTATCGAATGTTGCATTTGACATGAATAATTTCACTACCCAGAAAGTTCTTCTTTCGGCTAAATACATCAGTGTTCCTGCAAATTATAGCTTCAAAGACACGATAAGACAATACTGGCAAACAGATCGTTATATAAGCACGTCAAATACTTTAATTGCACCTTATTCGTCGTCTCAAATCAATCCAGCAACTGGTGGGACTGCTCTTGCCCAATATCCCAATGCCGGCACTGTTACAGTGTCGAGTAATTCGTTTACTTTAGCGACGGCCCCGAGATACATTATGATTTTTGCCAAACCGTCACGTTCATTCTACAATAGTGATCCCCTTGCCTGCGGAGTTCAAAATTTCTTTTTACCCATAGTAAATCTTAGCGTGACAATCGGCAATAGAACGTCATTATTGACGACAGCAACGATCGAAAGTCTTTACAGCCTCTCGTGTGAGGCTTCGTTGAAGGGCAAATATTCAGTCTTTAAGGGCTTTGGGGGCGCACTTCCTGCAGGCAATACAATTGTTAATCCTGTGTTCGGTAATCCTTCGACATCTGCTGTCTTTGCAACTAATGGTGCTCAAACAATCGGCAATCCTTCAAATGTTGCTCTCAATTATGAGTGTTTCAGCGGTTTGCCCATTATTTTGGACTGTAGCACTGCACTCGGTTATGACCCATCAATTTGCGTGGGCAGACAAGTCCCGCTCAATTTCCAGTGCACTGCACAGATCATTAACACTTCTGGCTTATTCGTCCAACAAATAGAATTGTTTGTATTATCAATTAGTCCGGCTTTCCTTTCGATAGATCACCTATCTGGAAATTCGACGATAACATTAGGAGGGGTAAGCAGCGAAGAATGCTTGATGGTAAATTCACAAGATATGGGATTATATGATAATGAACACCAGTCAGTCTTCGCCGGCGGCTTATCATTTGGTTCAATAATAGATGGTGTGAAAAAAATACTTCCAGGTGTGAAAAATGTCGCCAAGACTATTGCAGGTGCTTTAGAGAGTGCCGGCTATGGTATGACTGGCGCAGGCATCACTGGCGCAGCCGAACCAGCATCGAAGAAGATGGCGGCCGTGATGAAGAAGATGAAGCAAATGGCGATGTGATAAAATAATATATAAATAAATTAAAAATCCAAATAAAAAAATATTTATAATAAATATACGTAAAAATTTATTATAAAAATGTCAATCGCATCAATTGGATTAATCAACAATCTTAATTTAAATAATGTTTCTCTTGGATCTAATGCACAAGCATCTTCACAGGGCACTTTTGCAAATTTATCTTTTAGTAATGACCAAATACCTTCACTTTCAGGTGTCCCATATGCTACATGGAACGTAGGCGTAGCATCAGGAACAGATCAAAATATTCCAAATGGTATTTCAATCTCAGTTACAACGAACGATCCAGTCTCACCATTAGCTGACGCTTTAGTGTTATTACCTTCAGGAGGAGGTGAAGATGGCAACGGAACGATAGTCTTAACAGGCGGTGATTTGAGTATAAACGGTGATATTTCTTTACAAAATTTAGCCAGTGCTTCAAGTCTTTCAACTGATGCGAACGGCAAAATCATTGCTGGGAATCTATCATCTGCTTATTCGTGGAATTTAGGAAATGCTATATTTCAAGATGGAACATTTAATGATTCGACCCCCACTTCTCAATCGTATGCTGTTATAGATCCTAATTCGCGTATTGTAACAATATTTTTAAATGTTGGATTAACATTAGTAGGAAATTATACTAATCAGTTTCCACTATTAACTATAGATATGAATACA